CGAGCATTTTTGTGAAATATGACGGGAAATTTGCAAGCAGATGGCGTGCAAAGTCGCCAGACGCTCTTTGTGCGGTATTGCCTCAACATTTTATTTGTATTTCTGCGTTGATTTCCCTGCTATAAAAAGAGCGTCCTGCAACCACAGAACGCCCTTGGATTTTCTGTTGGAGATGAGTCTTAGTTCTCCACAACCACCTTGTGAAATACCTTTTTGCCCTTTCGCAGAATGGTTTCTGCTTCCGGATAGATCACGCTCTTGGGGTCGGTGACCTTGGTGTCATTCACAGAAACGCCGCCCTGCTGTACCAGCCGGCGTGCTTCGCCGTTGGACGGGGACAGTCCGCAGCGTACCATCAAGGTCAGGATCCCGATGCCGCCGTCGGTGAGTTCCTCTGCTTTCAGAACGGTGGTCGGCATATCCGCATTGTTTCCGCCGCCGCCAAAAACAGCCTTTGCCGCAGTCTGTGCCTTTTCGGCTTCTTCCTTGCCGTGCACCAGTGCAGTCAGTTCATACGCCAGCAGTTCCTTTGCCTGATTCAGCTGCTGTCCCTCCAGTGTGCGTTCCATTTCCTCGATCTGCTCAATGGGAACAAAGGTGAGCAGCTTCAGGCACTTGATAACGTCCTGATCGGAAACGTTCCGCCAGTACTGGTAGAACTCGTACGGTGTCGTCTTTTCCGCATCGAGCCATACCGCACCCTTTTCGGTCTTGCCCATTTTCTTGCCCTCGGAGTTCAGCAGCAGGGTAATGGTCATTGCGTAAGCGTTCTTGCCCAGCTTCCGGCGAATCAGCTCCGTGCCGCCCAGCATGTTTGCCCACTGGTCATCGCCGCCGAACTGCATGTTGCAGCCGTAATCCTGAAACAGCTTGTAGAAGTCGTAGCTCTGCATGATCATGTAGTTGAATTCCAGGAATGTCAGACCGCGTTCCATACGCTGCTTGTAGCACTCGTGAGAGAGCATGCGGTTTACGCTGAAGTGAGCACCCACGTCGCGGAGCACGTCCACATAGTTCAGATCCAGCAGCCAGTCGCCGTTGTTGACAACAATTGCCTTGTTTTCCGAAAAATCGATGAACCGGCTCATCTGCTTCTTGAAGCAGTCCACGTTGTGCTGAATGGTTTCCTTGGTCATCATTTTCCGCATGTCGGTTTTGCCGGAGGGGTCGCCGATCATTGCCGTGCCGCCGCCGATCAGAACGATCGGCTTGTTCCCTGCCATCTGGAGCCGCTTCATCAGGCACAGTGCCATGAAGTGTCCCACGTGCAGGCTGTCTGCGGTGGGGTCAAAGCCAATGTAAAAGGTTGCCTTGCCGGCGTTGATCAGTTCCTCGATCTCCTTTTCATCGGTCATCTGGGCGATCAGGCCCCGTCGTTTCAGTTCTTCAAATACTGTCATGTTCTTTCCCTCTTTCCCCGAAGGGTACAAAAAAGCCCTCCGGAAACAATTTTTCCAGAGGACGATGTTTTCACCGTGGTACCACCTCAATTTATCAGAGCGAAAGCCGCCCTGACCTCAAAGACGCTGTAACGGGCGTGCCCGAACTCCCCTACGCATGACGGTTTCAGGAAGCCTGCTCCCAAGTGTATTCTCTGCGGTGACGCTCCCCCGTTCCACCAACCCGAGGGCTCTCTGTGCCGGCACAAATGCAGATACTTCTCTTGCTCTACGCATTTCATAATGTGTTTATCATACCATATTGTCGGGCGGTTGTCAAGGGATTTTTCTGTAAAAAATCCAGAACGCCTACTTGACAAATCCAAAGAAATCGTCTATAATAGAAATAGAAAGAGCATACCAGTAGACGGTTTGCTCCCATAAGTACTTATTATGAAAAAATAGCCGCCTTATGTGGAAGTGGGGCGGCTATTTCCATTTATAGCGGTAAAATATGCTTGACACGACACCATTCCGGTGTTATAATAAAGGCATACGGGGCATTAGCACAGTTGGGAGTGCGTCACATTCGCATTGTGAAGGTCAGGGGTTCGATTCTCCTATGCTCCACCACACGCAATACTGCACGAACTCTCCCGCAGAGCAGCGGTTACCTGCTCCAGCGGGGGAGTTTTTGTTTTATCGGTCAGATTGACCAGCACCGTGATCTGCTCCTTGTACACGATGACCTGATTCACAAGCAGCTGCAAGATCTTCTCCGTGCCCTCTGCCTGTACTTCCAGCAGACGGTGTGCGAAGTACTGGAAATGCTCCAGCTTCAGCTCCGGTGCGTCGGTTTGCAGCAGTCGCACTTCCGTTTCCAGAGCCGCTTTCTGCTGCTCCAGCTGCTGCATGGTCGCCTGCAGGGCTGCCGATGTGATGCCGTTCAGCACGGCGTTTACGGCGTTCTCCAGTTTCTTTTCCGTTTCCTGCAATCGCCGCTGTGCAGCCGTCAGATCGGCGTTTTCGTGGGTGCTCTGCTGGTACAGTGCATAGGTGGCATTTGCGATCTGCTCGCACGCCTCCGGAGTAGTGTACTGTGCGATCGCATCCAGCACAGCATGTTCCAGTTCCGCAGCAGGCAGCCAGCCGCAGCATTTGTTCGGGCAGCAGTAGTAATAATACCGCTTGTCCGTTTTGCTGGTTCCGGCCCTGCCGGTGAGCCGTCTGCCGCAAGTGCCGCAGATCGCTTTTCCGGTCAGCACATATTCATGGGGGCTCTGGGTGTGGCGGTGCTTGTGTCTGGATTCCGTCAGACGTTCCTGCACGCTCCGGAACAGCTCCGGCTCGATGATCGGGGGACAGTGGGCATCTTCTCCGGCACACTGGAACGTCCCTGTGTATCTCTGGTTGGCAAGGATTCGGGAAATGGTATCAATGCGGAACTGCTTGCCGCGGCTGGTAGTATAGCCGGCGTGGTTCAGATCGTCGCAGATCTCAGTGAATGTCATGCCGCTGTCATAGCCGGTGAAGATCCGGCGTACCAGTGATGCACCTGCCGGGTCGATCTCCATCTGCTTGTCTGCTCCGATGCGGTAGCCCAGAGCCACGTTGCCGCCGGTAGTCTTGCCCTTGATGGCATTCTCACGCATGCCACGCTTGATCTTCTGGGAAAGCTCCGCACTGTAGTACTCGTTCATTGCCTCCAGCAGTCCTTCCAGAATGATGCCCTCCGGGCTGTCTGTGATGTGCTCTTTGGCAGAAAGGACCTTTACGCCGTTGGCTTTCAGCTTGCTTTTGTACATAGCACTGTCATAGCGGTTTCTGGCGAAGCGGTCAAGCTTATATACGATAACCGCCTGAAAAGTCTTGTATCTGCTGTCGGCGATCATTCGCTGAAACTCCGGGCGGTTGGCAGTCGTGCCGCTGATCGCACGGTCGATGTACTCTCCGATGATGTTAATGCCCTCAGACGCTGCAAACGCCTTGCATTCCCGAAGCTGTCCCTCAATGGACTGCTCGGTCTGCCGGTCGCAGCTGTAACGGGCGTAGATCACTGCATTCATGTGTAAATTTCCTCCTAAGACTTGATTTTTCAGAGGAAATATGCTATAATAGACCTTGCTTTGGGAAGTCTATTATAGCAATAGTTTTTCCTCTTGCCGCTTCACGGTTGCCGCCGTGGGGCGGTTTTTTTTTATATTTGATGCTGCCCTGCCGGTTTCGGTAGGGCATTTTTGTGTGGTTACGATTGCATTATGGATCGCAGTTGCCGCAAGGAGAATATCCCTGTGCAATCAGATCATCTCGTGTTCCGGTATATTCGCTGCGGTTTGCGTCGGAAATTCTTTTCGCACTGGAACAGCTGGGATAGTGAAATATTCCACTGCCGGTATTGATGACATAAGTGAACACATTTGCCGCCGGCTGCTCTGCCGGAGTTTCTTCCTGTGCCGGAGCAGGCGGTTCTGTCGCAGCCGTTGTGGTTTCTGCTGCCGTTGTGGTAGCTTCTGTCGTAGTCGTCGTTGTTGTGGTGGTAGTTGCTTTCGTCGTTGTGGTGGTCGTTTCTGCGGCAGTCGTGGTAGTGACCGCAGTTGTGGTAGTCGTGGCAGTGCTGTCCGGCTCTTGGCTGCTGGTGGTGTGGCTGCCGGCAGTGGTGAACGCCAGCAGTCCGCAGACCAGGAAAATGCCTGCCGTGATCGCTGTGGCACGTTTGCGGTATTTCGGATCCAGTTCGCTGTCCAGCTTTTCAAAGAGCTGGTTCACCGGAATGAGAATGAATGCGGCGACGGCAAAGCAGAGAAAGCCGCTGAAAGTGTGGGCGAAGATCGCAATCACGGCAAGTACTGCTGAAACAGCGAAAGCGATCCAGCGAAACGTCTTATTCTCCATCATTGCTTCTACCTCCGCAGTAAGGGCATACGCCGCTGTTTGGCATCTGTGCTCCGCAGTAAGCACACACCCGTCCGGACGGTGCATCTGCGGCAGACAGAGCAGGATGTTTCTTGTACACCCAGAACCAGAGTGCCGCCGACAGGATCAGGGCGGCACCAAACCAACCGGTAAAGGTCAGAAAGACAACGCCGGCGACTACGGCAGTCCAAAGAATTTTGGTGCGTTTCTGGTATCTGGGGTGTGCCCAGATCAGGATTAGTCCCAATGGGGAAAAGAAGATCGTGAGCAGAGCAATGACACCGTCTTGACGATACCACGGCTCTTTTCCTGAGGAATGATAATTTGGCATGATCGATCAGGTCCTTTCTTTATGGAATTTGGTTATGCCGTCTTAATCATACCACATTTTCATAGAGTTCTCAATGATTCGACAAAGACTGTAATCGAATTGTTACCGGTTTGTCGAATCCTGTCGAATGAAAGTATAGAAAACCGCTCTGTGGCTTGTCCGTCACAGGGCGTTTTTCTATATTTCCGGAAACATAGAATTGGTTAGTCGTCAATCACATCGGCTGTCCCCAGCACACGACCGATGCAGCGGTTTTCTGTCCCTTGCAGGGGAATGGGGTCATAGCTGCTGTTGTGGGAGATCAGGCAGCCGTTGCCCAGTTCCTTGATGTAGCCGTAGCCGTCCACCCAGAACACGCCGATCTCACCGACTTCCACGCAGGGAGTCTGCTGTACGCAGACGGTTTCACCGTCGTGGAACGTGGTTTCCATGCTGTCGCCCTCGATCTCCAGCAGGAAGTCTGCCTTGCGGCTGTCGTCCGTATCCTTAACGGTGACGGTTTCCCATGCGTCAGAATCGTTCAGATCGTAGCCGGTTCCGGCGGACACCTTGTGCAGACTGCGTTTCATGACAAGCAGCTTCTGCGGAGCAGTGCCGTTCTTTCGCTGTAATGCCTTTGCAGTGGCGTCATTGATGAACCGCACCACTGCCTGCCGTGCCTCGTGGGGCAGCTCCATGTACTTGCGGAGCAGTTCCTCTTCCAGTGCGGAAAAAGACTTCTCCGTGAACAGTCGCTCCAACGCATCTGTCGGCGGCTGGGCGGTCGGTCTGCCTAAAAGATAGTCGGTGGTGACGCCGTAGAAGTCGGCGAGTTTTACAAGTGTGTCGTAGTCTGGCTTTCGATCGTTGCGTTCGTAATTGCGATATGAACCGCCTTTTATTCCGATTTTAGAACACAGTTCTTCTGAGGTAAGACCTTTTTTCGTTCTTAGTCGTTTTAATGTATCGCCAATCATTTTTTCACCTCCTCTCTACAATAATAGAATATCACAAAACCGAACATTTGTCAATATCTGTGTTTGACTTTCGGGAAAAAGTATCTTTTTTGCACGAAAGCGAACCAATTCTTTTGTGCAATGTTACGAAAACGAACAAAACGCATTGACAAATGTTCGGATATGTGATATTATAGAATCACAGCAAGGGACAAACCCGAACAAAGCTGAATCAGATGGCAGGTGCCAGAAAGGAGAAAACCATGGAAGACATGACAAACGAACAGTACAACGATATGGAAAAGACCATACCGGAGACCGAAAAAGCGGTTGTTTCGTATCTTGTGAAACGTGCAGAAGCCGGAGATGAGGAAGCGATCCGGATCCTGCAAGAAGTATTTAATAGTTGATTTCTGTAGATTTCATGCACTTCACAAGAAAGGTTTTTCCGGTTCCGTCTTGAATGTAATCACCCGGCTCTGGAACGCCGTTTTTAGAAAGCATACAGATTTTTCTTTCGGTTTCTACATGGATCCCGAGAAACGTTCCGGCTTTTATGCCGTTTCGGATGATCGTAAAGTTGGTTTGCGGATTGGACTGCATGAATTCTTTTGCAGCATCTTTGAACAACATAAAATCACCCCCTTCCCACGCTCCATTATACCACACCGGAGCAGGGAATACAACGAAAAGGAGAATCACCATGAAAAAAATCATAGTTACCTACACCATGAAAAAGCCGGAGGCAGTCAATGAGATCGCCGAAACTTGTATCGTGCTGTCGGTAAGCGATGCGGTTGCACAACTGTTGGACAAGCGCATGGAATCCGGCAGCAAGATGCTGGAACGGGCGTTGGAACCGATCGCAAACCTGCAAGGATATGTACTGGACAAGCTTGAGATGATCGAGCCGGCGGAGGAGGTATAATCATGAAAATACCATATGTAAACCCCGTATTCCTGTGCAATCCAGAGAAGAACACCATTTGCAACAAAGCTATTTGTCAATCTGGATGCCGGTACACAACACACCAGCAATTTGCACAGCTGGACAATCATGGAAAGCCCATACAAGCGAATATATTACCAAGGAAGGAGTAACCCATGAGAGAAATCATTAAAGATGATGTGTTTACATCGAAAGACACGACAATCACTTTGCAGCCTATTCCAGAACAGCTGCTCACAGTAAAAGATGTTGCATCTCTGCTGAAATGCAACATTGCTGCGGTACATAAACTGCGTCAAGCCGGCGTGATCCGCCTCATGAAGCTTGGATCTTACAAATGCCGCGTGTCCACCTTCCTGCAATTTTTGGAAGACTATGACGGACAGGTTCTAAACAAATATATCCATGCCGATGAAGAACTTGAACATACCAATCATGAGGTGTCTGCATGAAATGGATTGAATTGGAAAGTGGTAGTTTGGTAAACCTGGAACAAGTTTGCAGCATTTGTATCGCTGAAGGCTTGTTTAATAATGAACCGCCAGAGACATGCAGCGTTGTATATACCTTTCACGGTGAAAACGCCATATTCGAACGCTTTAACACAAAAGCAGAGGCAGAAGGACGCCTAAGATATTTAAGCGACTGCTTAGGTGTAAGTAGTTACTTAGAGAAAGTGGCAAAGAATGCACGTGACGCATTTTTTTCTGAACTTCAAAAGCTAACAGAGGAACTTGCAGAAGATTAAGTCTTGCCGTCCTGAGCATGACGCAAAACCGCTTACCAACATCTTCAATCTTCAATCGCCATTGTGGCGAATACCTCCTTTCTTATCCATGCGGCAGTACTGGCAATGCTGCCGCAGATGGGGCGACGAGTATCAGCCGGGTGCAACTCCCGGACGCTCCGCAATTCCGCAAAGCGAGGTGAATCATATGAACAATACCATGACGAAACAGGTGGACAGGACGGACAGAGAGCAGTATCTGGAAGCCTGCCGGAGCTATGCGGCGGCAACGTCGCCCATGGACGGTCTGGCACTGGCACAGCTGGCGATCGCTGCGATCTTCGCCGGAATGCAGATCGGCGAGCAGAACGCGGCACGCACACAGAAAGGAGCATAACATGGCAAAAACCAACCTGAAAGAGATGCCGGTGGAAGTTCGTTCTTCCGGCAAAGAACCGCAGAACGACTTCTTCGCAGCATTTCTGGAGTATGTGAAGCAGCACGCCGATGAAGCGATCGCTGCGGTAGAGGCACAGAAAAATGCCGCAAAGTAAATCAAGAACGTGAAAGGAAGTATCATCATGGAAGAAAAGAAGAAACACATTGAGATCCACATCGACATCGACAAGGCAGCAGATCAGCTGAATGTGCATATCGTCGCAGAAAAAACGACCGTCAGCGAGCTGTTTGCGTGCTGCCTCAGCACCGTAAGCAGTGCCGCATCAATTATCGCCAATGTCACCAATGAGGACAAGCAGAAGGTACTGCGTGACATCGCCGCCATGGTTTCGGCAATGGCAGACGAAGTGCCAGACAAGGAGGACTGACATATGACGATCAAGCACAAACACATCAACACCAACGGCGACACAGAGTACACCGTGGAGCATCGTCCGTCGCTGCAGTGCTGCGGGGCGTACAAGAACGAGCACGGTGATATGGAGCTGACAATGCACTGGCAGGACGTGCTGTTTCTGCCGATCGGAGGCAGCCATGGCAAGACCAACCACTGAGAAGATCTGCATCGTGTGCGGCAAGCCGTTTCTGCCCACCGGCGGACGGCAAAAGCGGTGTCCGGACTGCAAAGGCGGCAAGCCCAGAGCAGGACGGAACACGCTGACCGCAGCTGCACAGGCAGCCGCAGAACTGGGGATTTCCTACGGGAAGTATGTCGCAATGAGCGAAGAAGAACGTAACAGAGCCAGGGAGGAAAAGACAATGGCAGAACAGGAAAAGCAGACCGCAGAAGCGACCGCAGAGCCGGAGCAGGCACAGGACACGCTACAGGAGTACATCTGCTATCTGAATCAGCAGGAAACGGAGCTGACCGCCCGTCTGGAGCATATCCGCATCGCACTGGAAGAAGCTGCGGCGTATGACGGTGTGCGGCACAGCGGCTGGCGGCAGCACAAAGAAAACCCCCGCACCGGCGGCAACCGGTAACGGGGGCATGGAAAAAAATTAACCACAACTATCATATCACACTTAGGAGGAAATGTCAAATGGAAACGAAACTGAAAGACAGCGAGATCGTTGCTGAACTGATCGAGAGCGTCCGGCACGACATGGAGATGCCGAAAGAAATCTGGAATCGGGGAATGGGACTGCTGCAAAAGTTCCAGCAGCTCGAACGGGACGAGGAAGCTGCACAGGACAAAGCAGCATTCGAGGAGGCGTGCCGCCGTGGATAACCAGAACGAGAAAGACCGCTGCGTCAACTGCGGCATCAGGAGCGTGCCCTTGTACTTAGGACTGGACGGCAGATTGCACTGTGCCGATCACATCGGCCTGCTGCTGCCGCCGGACAAGCCGGAACAGCCGGCAGAGGAGGAACATCATGGATAAACTGAGAATGCAGAAGAAAGAGCCTGCCGGCAGGAAGAACGGTGAACGGCGTCTGTTCAGCAGCGTGAACCTGCGGATGGAGCACATTGCACTGGTGGAGGAGATCGCACTGGAAACCGGACGCACCAAGACACAGGTGCTGGGGGATATGGTCCAGTTCGCCTACGACCACATCGAGTTGTACGAGGAGGGAGAAGCATGAGCGTGAAGATCAACAGTCTGGAAATCGAAAACGTCAAGCGGATCAAGGCGGTAAAGCTGGAACCGTCCGCCAATGGTCTGACCATCATCGGCGGCAACAACAATCAGGGGAAAACCTCTGTGCTGGATGCCATTGCGTGGGCACTGGGCGGCGACAAGTACAAGCCTACCGCTGCGGCAAGGGACGGAGCATACACCGATCCCATTCTCCATGTGGAGCTGTCCAACGGTCTGATCGTAGAGCGGAAGGGCAAGAACAGCAGTCTGAAAGTCATCGATCCCAACGGCAACAAGGCAGGGCAGCAGCTGCTGAATTCGTTTCTGTCTGCACTGGCACTGGATCTGCCCAAGTTCATGAACGCATCGGACAAGGAAAAAGCGGCGATCCTGCTGCAGATCATCGGCGTGGGTGAGCAGCTGACACAGATCGAATCCGAGGAAAGCCGGTTGTACAACCAGCGTACCGCCATCGGCAGAATCGCCGACCAGAAGCAGAAGTACGCCTCAGAGCTGCAGTGCTGGGAGAACGTGCCGAACACGCCGGTTTCCGCATCGGAGCTGATCGCACGGCAGCAGGAGATTCTAGCACGCAACGGCGAGAACCAGCGGAAACGGGAAAACGCTGCCCGGTATGCACAGGAACTCACCGCCGCACAGGCTGCCTATGACGCTGCCAAACAGCGTCTGGAACTGGCAGAGCAGAACGCTGTGACTGCCCAGATGTCCGCACGGGATCTGCAGGACGAATCCACCGCCGAACTGGAAAAGAGCATTGCGGAGATCGACGCCATCAACATGAAGATCCGGGACAATCTGAACAAGGAACACGCCGAGGAAGAGGCAAAGACCTACCGGCAGGACTACGAGGCACTGACGGAGCA